TCATCTCAAAGCTATCAGGCTCAAACAGATTAAACCGGCACTTGCGTCCGCGGAGCGATCTGATCGTACCGTTGGACCGTGGATCGTCAAGATATCGTTGTACGCCTTGGGTCAATTGCTTCACAAAGGGGACTTTGTCGTGATACTGCCGCGTAAGATCTTTCGCTTCTTCCAAAGGGATGTCCAATTGCTGAGACAATTTGTTTACGCCCATGCCATACATTAAAGCCAGATTTATCACCTTGGCCGTCTTACGCGGAAGCCCTGAAAGCTCCGCTACCATGCTGTGAAAATCTGCGTCAGGGTTATCGTTGTACTCGTTAATAAACGTATCGACGCCACCCATCGCCATCTTTCGATAGTCACCAAAACGTTTGGCATACGAGGTCAAAATCCGTGGTTCTTGTTGAGAGTAATCGATAGCCGCCCAACTCTCGCCCTCTTCTGGCAGAAACAATCGTCGCATCATAGGACCTAGTTCTGGATCGCGGGCCGGTATTGTCTGAAGTGCGGGATTGTTCATTGAAATGCGGCCCGAGACGGTACCGCCATCGTCGCTACGTACTTGGTTGATGTGCCCATGCACTCGGCCGTCTTTACCCACATAGCGTAAGATGCTATCGATAAACGAACCTTGTATCTTATTTAGGTTACGGGCTTGCAGTATTAGCTTGGGTAGATCGTGTGGATGTTCTGCCAAGAAAGTTTTAGTAAAACTCGGAGAACCTTTTTCCGTCAGCGGGTATTGTAACGAGGACTTATCAAAAGCTTTGGCAATTGACGCGGCGGCCCAGATCTCTACGTTCATTCCGGCTAGTTTATTTATTTCTGTATAAGTACTGCGCTCTCGCTTTAACAACGCTTGCTTTGTGCGCTCCGCTTGATCTACATCCACCCGAATGCCACGCTCTGTCATTGACACCAGATGTGGTAGTAACGAGGTTTCTAACTTCCAAATGTCCCATAGGTCTTCGTTGTTAAGTATCGTTTTAAAGTGATGCCATAGTTCTAATGTAATCTCGGCGTCTACTTCGCCATACGGACCTACATACATCGCGGGCAACTTATACATCTCACCCTTTGGGTCAACACCAAACTCCCGCGCGGCTTCTACCAAAGTCTTCTCAGACTTGGTCTTCCCAAGGTAGTCGTAGCACAAAGCGTTTAAAGAATAGCTAAAGCGATTCTCATCAATCAACGCTGCGGTCAGCATGGTATCGATGATACGGCCTTTTACATCAAAGCCCATCGCACGTAACCAACCCAAATCATACTGAGCGTTATGCATAATTTTGTCTGCCGGACACTCAAACACTTTCTTTAAATATTTATTTATCTGACGAGCGTCCATATTACCGCCGCCTACATGCCCCACTGGGAAGTACGCCTTCCACCCAGGCACTGCAATAGCGTAGCCCACCACCTCGCCGTTCTTAATAGGCCAACCTGGGCCTCGGGTTTTAAGGTCAGGGTCGCGTGTTTCAACATCGATAGCTATTTCTGGGGCATCAAAGATTTCTGGAAACGGATGCTCTGGGGGTAACCAATCAGACTTTGGCGGAAACATCGCCATTTGCAGTTTATTGCTCATCAGATTTAACTCCATGTATCTCTATCAACAAATCTATGCAGTGTTTAGCCTTTTCTAAATCTGACAACGGTTGTCCTTTGGCTTTCCACCGCGAGATATATTTTATGACGTTGCCCTCTAACAAAGACAATCCGTTCTTTTCTGCATACTCTGCCGGTTGAATCGCCATGTTTTTATAGTGATTGCCGCCAGTTTGACGTTCTAATGCGTTTTTCATGCTATTTCCTCTATAAATCGTAGGAACGGCCGTAATCATCAGGCGCGATCAAAAACAATTTGTTCTTGGTCCGTGTAACGGCAACATAAAACAAACGGTGTAGGTTATCGATAGGGCCTTTCAACGCCGCGGCAGTTAGGTCTAAAAACACCACAACACAATCGGCCTCCCCGCCCTTCGTTTGATGGATGGTAGACAGCTTTATCCGTGGGGCACTATTAAATTTCTCTCCACGACGTAGCAATGCCGTAATATACGCACGGTCTACATCGGGCAACTTATCCAGTGCTTCGTGCCAGACCATATCTTTAGTTGCTAACAGACCGTGATTCGTTTGCAAGCCTGTTAAAGACAGTAGGTCTTGGTCATCACCGACTAATTTCTTTTTGCCACGCACAATACGGACGCCGTTGCCGGTCATATAGCTGTAAATAGCTTGGGCCGTGGGCAGAGAGACGTAGTTACCTTTACGAAGTTGTTCCCACCCGTTGATTGCTAAAGATGTTTTCTCGCTAATAGATCGCGCACCGTTGCGCTCAAACAAGTAGCCTAGACTTTTAAGTTCTTCTGCCACGGAGGACAGCATGTAGTTAGCTTGAGCCATGACAATCCACGTATTTTCACTCATGTCCAGTTCTTGGATCGAGGTTAAATGTTCTACACTGCCTCGCTCTGCTCTAGGTTTATAAGTTTTAGGAAAACGATTAGATATGCGGGACGCAATCTTTTCGGCCACAGTGTGTACGGCTTGCGGTATACGATAACTTTGCTCTAAAACTTCTGCACCACTATCTAAGCTTTGGAAATAATCAATCGACGCCCCTGCGAAGGTAAAGATAGCTTGGTCATCGTCCCCTGCCACATACATGCGGTTAGATTTATTATCTAGGATGTGAGCAATATCCCACTGCAAAGGCGATAAGTCCTGTCCCTCATCTAAAAAACAAAAATCAAAGTTTGGGCAGATTGTTTCGGCCTGTTCAACAAACAGCGAGAGCATGTCGGTATAGTCCAGTAACCGATTTAAACTTTTGTACTTTTGATAAGAACGATCAATATAATCAACCTCATGCCACGGCTCTTCTAAGTCACTGCTATTATACTCCTCTTGCAAGGTGGTCTTTTTCAAACGAGATAGATTGATTAAACCAAGAACGGGATGTTCCACAGTATGCATGTGGCTACTATCAAAATTTGTATTCTTGGTAATGTTTAAGGGTATGCCCATCTTTTTTGACAATTCATCAAAATGTTCCTTTTGCATAAGATCTTGCTTATTGATCCGTAAGCTCCTGTAAGCAAAACTGTGCAACGTTCTAAAAAACGGTAGGTCATCTACAGCATTTAGCTTAAATCGATCAGCGGCCCGCTCCTTGGCCTCAGTAGCCGCCTTTCGTGTAAAAGCTAAAAAAGCGATGCGTTGCGGAGACACACCCTTGCTCAAGGCATCATCTACCATATTGAGCAAAGTTGTTGTCTTCCCTGTGCCAGGAGGGCCAAATAACCGATTCAAAACGGAGCATCCGCGGTAGTACCCATGTCAGGCGTATCAATAACCACATGACTTTGGTTGTATGCCGGTATCTCCCAAACGCGCACAGACTTACCTTTAATCTTCAAAGCAGTAGCTACGCCATTGATATCGCGGAGTCGCTGTGCAATCCGATGTGATTTATACTCAAAGAATCGATTCTTTTTAAGAAACCCTTCAAAATCTTTAAGCCTAAAGTAAGTTTTTTGACTGTCTTCGTCGGTCCAAGGACGCCGTAAAATAATCTCCTCACGCGCTTGAGCCTGTTGTAGTAAGGTACAAAACTCCTCCAAGAAGTCGTAAAACTGCCCCTCGATACTGGCATCTTGAGACACTTCTACAATAGAACCGTCATGCTCCGACATTTCCTGTAGCAATTGGTTTATCCGTAGCTCCCAAGAATCTTTCTTAACGGAGCGGGGCATAAAATCTAACTGTTCTACACAAGCCTTTTGAAATGCGGTTTGATTCATCAGAGCCTCAGTCTCTAGTTCCAAGGGCCGTGCGCCGACATCAACAAACCACACAGGGGGCGTACTGTTGTATTTGCGTAGGTTTGCTATAACCACACCGGAGACTGCCGCCTCTATCCCAAACTTGCGTGTCTTACATAGTTCTGCATTACAATGATTACAGATCGGTGTGTCTTTACACTTATAAGCGTAATCTTTTTTCTGTAGCTGTTTTGCAACGATGTTGACTTCGTCTAAGCCTAAGGGAGGATCGAGGTATTGAGAGTTGTATTTTAAAAACTCGCTTTCCCAAGAATCAGGGAACGCTTTACGGAGGTATACACCAAGATTAAACAAGCCGTTATTACGCCCACCCTCTGATATTTTCTCGCGGGCAAGGATCTGCAAGCAAGGCGGCCCGTCTTTAACAGGCGTAACATCGTCGGTTTCTATGGTTAGACTGCTTATTTGCTCTGGTGTTTGTGCATATTTCTTATGCATATCAAAGAATTCGTGAAGGGTAGCGGACTGCCCATCGTCTTTGATGCCGTACCGTAAACCGTCTTCCGCGTCGAAGTACGGCATGTTTAGGAAGTTTCCGACATCACCCCTATCGAGAAACAGTCGCACCTGTTTTGGGAAGATTTCACTAGTGCCATAGCCTAAAGAGGCGGCAATGTGCTTCAACGTTTCTTGCATCTGCGTGGCAGTTATCCACTCAGTTGTAAACAAAAAACAATGGGCACCGCCACTTTTGCTACGACAAACAACCATTGGTATGTCTAGCTTTCTTATTTTAGTTACAAGCTCTTTGTGGTCTAAGGGGTAAGTATCTATGTCAATACAACCCCACACACAGGAATTATCCTCATTGATGGGAATAATTCCTATGGCATCTCCCTTACCTGAGAGATGCCCTTCCCAATGTTCTGGGGTGCGTGGAGCCTTGACAACGGTTGCTTTACCTACGTTCTTCCCAGTTTGTGCCTTACGGTCAACACGATAAGTTCCGAACGCAATTTTTAACCCATCAAAGATCTGTGAAAAAATCTTTGCATCATTCATAGGTTAAAACGGTATATCGCCCTCGTTAATGATAGATGTAGCCGGACCTTCTTCTTCACCTTCATGCTTGACGGAAATCTCTCCGGCATTGATGGCATTGGCAAAATCTTTAGCCTTCTTGTATAGGTCGATTTGATTATCGTCTATCAAAGAAGAATCCAAAGTTACATTGACCTGTGACCACCGATTGCCATTCTTTTCACGCAATGCCGTCTCAAGTTTGTAAACATGACTGTATCTGGCCGGTGTAAACGGACCATTTTTGCCCTGTGCCACACGGCTACCAACGATTGAGTTCCACGTTCTAGAAGGTTTCAACCCCGTCCTTTTCATACTGTGACACGCCATCTGCGTCATGCCATTTTCCAACAATACCAAAACGTAATGGTTGTGCGTTTCTTCTAAATAATCCCCATTATTGCACTCAGAACCGTCAATTTCGTGAGTAATTATATCGACGTTGAATTCGTTTCTGATTGTCTTGGGCATGGGAGCTTCGGGCAAATACTCCTCAAGGGGTGGGTTAGTGCCTCTCTGCGCGGGCCAACGTAAAAAACGACGTTGGTACACACATGGAATGACTC